ATGACCAAAGAAATTGTTGTTCATCTAGTCACGGAAAATCCCAATATACTATTCCAGATATTTGCTTACTCTATAGGTCCAATATCAGCACTACTTGCATCACTGCTTACGTTTCGCTTTGGAAAAAGTCAAACTGATAAAGAACACATACGTCAAATAACAAAAGAAAACTGTGATCTAAATAGACAACGCTTAGAAAGCATGCATATATCAATGCAACAATTTATTCTATCTTTTGAACATTATCACAGTTTGTATAGCAAGTATATACTAAATAAGCCAATTGATTACGAAAAAGCTGCTATTTATAAGAATGAATATGAACGAGAGATGATACGTTTTAATATGTACTATAGCTTATATTTCCATGAAGACTTGTCGGTAATTGTAGGAGAATATCTAAAATCAATTTCTGATATGGAATTTACCACTAACAAATTGCAAGATGAAGCATTTCCTGTATCTGGTGATCTATATTCCATTTATTACGAATGCTATAGTACTATTCAACTTAAAGCGAGTAAAGTTATTTCAGCTATTAGTTCAATATTCCCTACTCTTAATATTTCTGATAAAGACATAGAAAAGAAGAGATTATGGCATAAGAAAGCAAAGAACAATTGAAGGCCAAAGTTTAGCTGTATGTATACTTCATTAACTGATATTCCCAAGGTTAAGTAGTTCACCCATTTCCTTTGCGTTTTGAACTGCGTTTCCTTTCGCGTGGTTGTTGAAATATACCCTCACCATTTTCGTTTTTATCCCAGTTTCATGAAGCTGATTAGCTACTTCAGCTAATTCATCATGCGAGTATAGATAGTCATAGCGCGAAACGTTATCGCCATTCCACCAATTTGTATCATTTCTTCCATGTAAACGCCAATAAACAATTTCCTGATTAACAGGCATTTTAATTTCCTGTTTCAATGCACTTGATGGTAAATCCATATAACAAAGGCTTACATTTCGCTTTGCAAGACCTTCATAAACCCTTTCTGTAAACCAGTCCTTGTTTCTGAATTCAACAACAACCGGCAGACTTTTAAACTCATCAAGCAAATTAGCTAAGTAGATTCTATTATCGGGGACATAATGAAACGATGAAGGAAACTCAAAAAGGATAGTTGCTAACCTATGAAAATTGATTAGTGGTTCAATTCCCGCTAGATACTTTTTTGTATCAGCTTTCCAATCTTTGACTTCATGGGTTAATGCTTTATTTGCCTTTATAGAAAAATCCATTGATCTATTTGCTCGAAATATCATGGTCTCTAGATTATGTGCTGAAGGCATTCGATAATAGGAAAAGTTAAGCTCTAGAGTACTAAAGGCTTGCCCATAAACTTTAATGTATTCGTCACGGGGAAGATCATTAGGGTATAGGATTCCAGCCCAATCGGGGTAATCGTAGCCACTTGTGCCAACGCGAATATCCATTTCCTTAACTTATATGGGATTATAAAAGAAAGCTAGTGATTTTTATGAAAAAATAGGAGTTTACAAAATAGATAATGGGAGTATCATTCTTAAGAAAATTATACAAAGGAGTCCAAATGCTTACTCCATGGAACATTAGGTTTGGGAAAATTGCTGAACTTGCCACACAGTACAAAGTAATGATGGAGCAAGTGTTAAGGTATAAAGATGAGGTTTACAAGAATCTCTCAAGAGCTATTCCAGAGTCAAAGTATATAGATGGCAATGATAGAATAGATTTTGATTACTTACATAATAGCTATACAATTCAGCTTGATCTTAAAAAAGAAGAGAGTGCTGATTGCAAGAGTAGTAATTTCCATATTGAAGCTAAGCTGTATAGCAAAATAACAACTTTCTTGCCTGATAATAGCGAAGTATATTCAATCAAAGATAATTGCTATTCATATTCAGGCGTAATATTTGAAATTGATGCAAAAGGAAATACCTACATCACAGGAGAACCAAACGCTACTGTTATCCCTATTTATCAAGACAGGGAATTAATCATTAACTTAATAACAATGCATTTGGTGATGAAAAAATAGCAGGCCTTACTATTTAAACCATAAAGACACATTGGAGTAATCATGCCAGAGCCAAATACTATATATGTTAGTTCGAATGGCTTTAATTGGAGTAGTTTCATTGGAGCTATAGTTGGTGTTATTGGTTCGCTAATTGTATTTAAGCTTAATGATAGACAAAATAGGAAACGTGATAAAATCTCTCAATTACGCGATTTAAAAATGCTAATTAATGATGCAATATGCATTAATTACTCCTTTAGTGATTATATATTTTCACTACTCAAACAAAACAGTGTTGGCATTTTACATAGCTATGATTCAGATTCAAGCAACATTAACGAATACGGATACAAACTTGTTAAAATAATAAACACTCTAAAGTATAGTTATTACGAAGTTTCTTCGAAAATGAATAAAGCACTTGAAGGAGGAATTGATAAATGTGAAAAGGCATATGATACTTATATTAATTGTCTATGTTATAACAGAAGTGCATTTTCACAAATCCAATACAGCAAATTATTGGAAAAGAAACGAATTGAATTACTAAAGGCAAAAATCGAACTTGACGAAACACTTAATTATGTTCTTTTAGTACTTAATCAAGAAGAATACATGGTAAAATATCCAATTAAATACCGAATAACCAGGATAAAGCATTTTAATGAAAATGATAATAATGAAAAGCCAACAGAGATAAATGTTGACACAAATAAGAAGCTCAAAAGTAATACTCATAGACCTCCCTATTGTGATTGCGAGTAGAGTTCCAAAGGAGAAATTATGGCAAGGAAAAGTCTTGAACAGCTAAAGGCTGAAGTTGCGCTTTATGATTTTGTTATCAAAGGCTTCATTGTCCAGCGTGATAAGAACAAGGAAAAAATTGCAAAGCTAGAAGCAAAGAAAAAACCTACCGCAAAGCTCATCAATCGTAAGCCCAAGGCCAAAGTTACAGAACCTGCAAAGGCTTCCCCTAAGTCTCGTGCAAAAGCTGTTGAACCCCCAAAAGCATCCCCCAAACCAAGAAAGGCTAAACAGGAAAAATAAAAAAAGGCCCCTAATCGTGGTAAGGAGGTAGAATCCACGAAAAGAGGCCAGAGTTAATTTTTAGTTCTTAACGAGTAATACAATGCCCTCGCCTATCGCTATCACACTTACTACCCAAATTGTTACCTCCCCCAAGGATGGCGAGGGCTTCTTTACTTGCAGCTCTGATAGTTGAGTTTCTTGCTTCAAGTCTTGCAACAAGCTGTTCAGATTCAGTAAGTCTTGTTCTGACAACTCTGAGCTGTTGCTGATAGTCATTAACAGATTGGTTAAGCTCTGCATTTGTTCTACATTCAAGTATAGCCCATGCGGTTGATCCTGTGAATAACAGAACGAGAACGATGCAAGAAATAAAAAGATAGCTACAAACTTTTTCATTCATTACGTTCCTGCTTTGATTGATACGCCTTACAACCCATAACAGCAATAATCACACCCGATACTGGAACTAAGGGTGCATCATTCTTTGCTATTGTGGCCCAGGTTAAAATTATACAAGAGGTTAAGATAATCAATCCACCAAACACTCTGAGCCAACTTGTTTGCTTTCCATCAGAGAATAGCTCTTTGAGATTCACAATCGTAATATGCCTATGACTACCGCTGCGATAATTGCTAGGATGGATAGGACAGTACTTATCCAGAACTTTTTGTTATCGGTTCCTTCGTCAATATGCTTATCAAGAGCTCTTTTAACTTCACAATCCGAGCAGCTTGGTTTATTGTCTTTTAGCTCTTTCATGTCTTTTTTCAATTCTTCAATTGCGGATTGTATGTACTTCATGCTAGTGTTCAACTCCGCTATATTTTTAACTAAATCGATAAGATCAATCTCTTCCATTTTGTACCTTTACTTTTTTAAATAATCGAATTCCTACTTTATCTTTTTTTCCCCATCCTCTTCCGCTATTAGCTGGTCAATAACCATAATAGCCCCTGATACGGCATTTAGATTGGCCCTTAGTTCATCGGATTGTTTTGTAAGCTCATTCTTTTTTTCAATCATCTTTTCTTTTGTCATTCATTCCTCCTTTTCATTATATAGACGTATTTGGCCATACAACATTAGTAGGGAATCCGCTTTGTGAAGTAATATCCCTTAAATCTTGAATGTATTGTAAAACTTCTAGATATGTTTCCCTTGTATCATTTGGTAGTATTCCAAGGGCTACTTGTCTTTCATACCTTTCTGCTCGCCATACTATTTCTTCAATTCTCTTATCGCGTTCATTCCTAGTAATATTTTCAAGTTTTGCTTTGTTTTCTAAATCAACTTCACTTTGCGTTTTTCCTTTAATAATCATTATATTCTCCAGTGTCCCATTCAACGCAACTTTCAGTATAGAAACGCCGAATAGTCAAATACAGTTCTCCATCTTTACGATATGCGTCCAGTATTCTTTCATTTGTGTTATCAGCAATATCAGAAAATTGAACACTATCTATATCAAAGGAGAATTCTTCACCATCAATTAGTATAGTGTTCTCATCCTTTTTAAATATTTCTGTGTTTTCCTTTGCCCTTATTTGGGAATGCTCATTCCATCTTACAGGGCTATATTTTATTTTCATGCTTTCCACCTTCCAATAGCATACCAAGTCATATCATTTACCATAGCGGCAGTTAATGAATATGTGTAGCAATCAACTTCAACATTAAACCCAGTTGTTGTAATTCCCCATATATGGGAGGCCTCCAAGAAAAATCCTTGGTTGTGGTCATAATTTGCTGAAACTGCGGGAATAGAATAAAAGGCGCATGGGAAAGTGCCTGTTAATGAGCCGTAGTAATTAGCATCGCGTTGGCCGATTACGTTTAAGCTGGCCGGAGTGCCGATATACCGATAGCAAATCAATGTGCCATCGTTATACTTTACATAATAACCATTACTATTTGAACCGCTCTCCACTATTCCTTGACCGATTGTCGTTTTTGAATTAACCGTTAATCCAGCAAATGTAGGGGAAGCAGTAGTAAGCAAGCTTTGGTTTAAATAACTTCCTAATGTTGATACATCATAGCCATCTACTGTTCCTGTTATGGCCAAATTGCCATTGATATTTACATTTCCATTGCTTGCTATAATCATTGCTGGATTTTTTATCCAATGTGAGGCCGCTTCTGGTGTTCCTATAATTAGCTGATTTGAGCTATTCATTCCAAGAGCCATAACACCACTTCCAGCCCTTGTAAGCGAAATATATGATAGAGGGTTTGAACTCGCGGCCCGAGTAGCACCCATAATTCCATATCCTACTGTATCAGGTGAAGCACCATCACCAGTTGCTGAGATATATGTTGATACAATTCCATTTGAGGTTGTGATGTTTAATCCCTCAAAGAAGGGGTATGAAGTTGTGGATAGGTTTTGGTTAAAATTGTATGTCCATACTCCTGATTGAATAGTTCTTTCCCTAAGTTTTCCATTACTGTCTTTACAATATACAGTATTGGAATAATCTCCATCTCCGTTTCGTGGGCTTATCATACCAGTATCTGCGATTACATTTGTTATTGAATAATCATTATTAAAAACTGATAATCCACCATAAATGAGTGTTGGGGCATCAAGGTGTATCCCGCCTTGGGAAGTGCTTAATGAAACATAATTTGACATTATATTGAAGTCAAACCATCCTGTGCCACTTAAAACTTCTAAGCTTCCAAGGGAATTTGTAAAAAGTGATATGTTTCCATTGCCGTTAGTTAGGTGTAATCCGACTACGCCATTTTTGGTTCCAAGACGGATTATCTCTTTATTAACTTCAAAAATACAAAGGGAGCTATCCTTAGCAACCATATCGCCATTTTTAACTGAAAAGCTTCCATCAACTACAATTCTATTACTTGGTTTTGCCCAAAAACCATATGCCGAACCATCCCAAACATCATTGCTTACAGCCCAATAAGTTGTGTTAGGCGGTTGATGGTTTATATTGCCATCAGCCAAGCTTTTATATATTACACCATTATAGTTAGCATATTCATTAATAGAATACTTCCTACCAGCATCCCAAGTAGGTCCATTTTTTAGAAGGCCGCTTAAATATCCCTGTGCGGTTTGTGTTATTCCTGAACTATCCTGAACAGAAATTCGTCCATATGATTGGTCAAGAACAATACGAGCCCCTGAAGCATTGCTTGATATACTATTGGCTCCAATTGTCCATCCTCCAATTAATCCTGAAGCAGAAGTAATAGAACCAGAAAAAGAACCAGAAGTAGCATTTATTGAACCAGTAATGGAAACATTTGTTGCGGTTAAGTTTCCTGTAGAACTTAAAGAAAAGTTTCCAATAGAAATACTTCCCTTTGTCAAAGCCAATCCAGAAGAATTTAAACTATACCCTGTTCCTGAAATACCAGAAGAGTTTAATACAACATCACCGGCAGTTAATGAACCAGAAGAGCCGATTAGTACAGCACCAGTAAATGAACCAGAAGTGGCCGTTATTGAACCTGAGAATGTTCCTGTGGCTGCAGATAGTGAACCAGAAAATGTTCCTGTTGCTCCTGAAAGTGCTCCAGAAAATGTTCCCGTGGCAGCGGATAAAGAACCAGCGAATGTTCCAGTTGCCGCCGACAATGAACCAGAAAACACTCCTCCACCATTTACAGTTAATGTAGTGCCATCAAATGTAAGCTTATCCTTTAAAGAAAACTGGCCTTGCGTATTTACTAAAAATGGCGTATCAGCGTTTCCATAATTACCATTTCCTACATAGAGCTTATTACCACTAGCCAATAAACCGCCTACACTTCCAGTCAATGCAGGAGTATTGATTGGCAAATTACCACCACTTAGAGCTGTTGCTATATCATTATTTGGTAGTGTAGTTCCATTAACTGTTGCTGTTGATATATCAAAATTGCCCGTTCCTATAACACTATACTCATAGTATGCAAAACGTATTCCATCACTAGTAGGATTGTACCGATATTTACTTCCAATAACACAAACAGGGGTTGTTCTACCTTTACCGTCATTGAGGTTTACGACTGTTCCCAGGCTAATAAACTGATTGCTTTTGACAGTAGCGGTATAGGAAGCATATTTATAGTATTGCTGGAGTAAATTAGCTAAATACTTTGCATCAGTTTGTGAATGAATATATTCAGAAGTATATTTTAGTTGTGGTGTCCCTCCTTTGTTAGAAGTTTCAATTGTTGTTCCTGCATCCTCTTGCATAGAATCAGCAATTATTTTTAAACGATAGATATACTTTGTAATACTATTGGGGTTATATATCCTAAGCTTGCCTTGAGATCCAGTATTTTCATATTCAACAGTCAATCCGCTATCCGATGCAATATCAAGATGAGCCGAATTCACATTCACTATTGAATAGCCATCAGCGCTTGAATAGCTTGTCAACTGATAGGTTGAAGCATTACTTCCTGTGGGGTAATAGCTTCCAGCCGCGATTGGAATTAAACAATCATAAGTAGTTGTCTGACCTGTTGTATCATGAAAAATAACTATGTTTGAAACAGTTTTTATCTGGTTCCAGGTTATATCAGTTTCACGATATTGAACAATACTTCTTTTGCTGCTTATTCCTGTTCCACCTCCTTCACAAACAACATTGGTGCTTGGAGCAAGTGTAATGGTAGGGTTTATATTTGTTTGAGGAATAGTATAGATATTTAGCTTACCTGACGAATCAAAATAGAAGACATATCCAAACTCATAAAGAACTTTATCTAGCAAATCCCAATAGGTCTTTCCATCAGAGTCCGTAACCTTAAATGCAATAGTCTGGGCTATGCTTGGAAGTGAAGATGCTAGTGTGACTCCTGCTTTTGAAGCTAGTTTATGAATAAAGCTATTTGAAGTGCTTGAAGAATCACATACTTTTATTCCATTCAAATATGTAAAAAGACTGTTATCAGACACCCAAGCTTTCTTTAAGAGTTTTATTCCTGGGTCTTCCGCATGAAGAGTAAAATCATCCTGCCCTCTTCCACCTATTTCCCAGCTAAAATCGTCTGTTAAGTAGCCTGTAAAAAAAGATGATGCATCGGTGTTGGTAATGTTTACTAGAACATTGGTACTTCCTGCGTTAGCAATCAATGGTGAAAGACAAGATGATTTTCTATTAACCCGAAATGCAATTTTGTTTGTATTTGCATGTAGCGAAGTATGCAAAGAAAAATCAGGCTCTATACTGTTTGATAAAACATCATTTGAGATATCGTAGCTTATTCCATTTATAGATAGCTGAAAGATCAATTTCATTGCCTAGGCCTTCGCATAATAATCATGCGTCTTTATAAAAGTAGCAAAATCAGAGAATAATTCCTTTTCTGCATTATCCAAATGATCACTTTTTTTAATTACTATAGATATTTGATTATCAGAATGTTTAATTTCGATCACCATACTTAACTCCTCGCATAATAGCCTTGCGTTTTTATATAAGACGTAAAATCAGCGAATAGCTGTTGCTCTCCACCATTGCCATAAACGGGAGCGTTGATATTCAATATGTAGGTATTGTTTCCGCCCGTATAACTTGCTGTTCCACTAGAGGAAATGCTTGATGTGCCACTTATTCCAGTCGTAACTGTTCCACCATAGGTGTTCGTTGAATAGTTGGTTTCCCATATCTTCTTGACTCTATCAGCTAACCCAGTAAATGCATCCGAGCTAAATGCGCCTGCACTTTCATTGTGTTTAAAATCCAAATTCATCCATTTTTGAACATTTCTTCCAAACACTTCAATAACACTTCCAACCCATTTGAATAAGTCCGAGATATACTTAACTGGCGACATGAGTACTTCAAATGCTACAGCCACAGACTTTAGTATTGGATTCAAAACCGTGCTTAGGATAACTGCTATTACTTGAATGAATGGCGAAAGGATATTTAAGACTGGAATAAGGTTGTTAGTGATTATCTGGCCGATAATCGAAAACACAGGGGATAGAGCATCAAGGATAGGAAGGAGTTGCTTCCCCAATTCAGCACCTAATTGCTTAATGGAACTGAAGAATGGAGAGATAATTTGATTTATTGCAGGAGCTAATACCTGGGCAGTCCCTTGTAGAGCAAGCATAATAATCTGTAAAACAGGGTCTGCACTTGTCAGGAGTGAAATAACGGGGCTTAATGCTGAAGTGACGGGAGCGAATACATCGGATAGCTGTGAAAACAAACTTCCAAAACTATTCCCTAGCCCTCCAAAATTATCATGGACCGATGAGCTTCCTGAACTATCCCCACCTGAAAAGCTCTGGAGTAGGTTGGATGTTGTAACAGAGTATCCTGATTGGTTTGTAGGTGTATGGGCTTCCTTGAGGGAGTCCATAAGCATGGTCTCTATTTTGCTTTTTAGTTCTTTACCCTGTGGGCCTAGATCGATGTTTGAAATGATAGCAGTAAACTTAACATACTCTTCGTCAACTCTTTTTACCCGCTCATCCCCCGCTTCTTTTCCGAGAGCATTTGCTTTTGTAAGTGTTTCGTTATAGTTTGCTAAGAACTCTTCAAGCTTTTTGTAGTTTGATTTGACTAGCTTCTCATACTCTGGATTGCTCTTATCTACATTTGAATTTGAAGGCTTAAAAGAAGCATTAAAAGCAGAGCCTTGCCCTAAGTATGGCATTACTTTTTCAAGCTTTTCCATCTCATCTGTAAGCTTGACAAAACTAGGACTTACAAGCTTAAGGGCATCAGCAGTATTTTCATTCGGGTTTCCAAATGAAAACATTTTCAACATGGCAGATTTTTGATCATTCAAATTGTCATACAGTGATTTTGCATCTTCATAGTTGCTTGGTAGCGCACCTGTTCGCTCATATGCATTTTGATTCGCTGTATTTGTTGCTGCTTTTGAGAATGCTTCGGATATCTTCTTTGCTGCTTCTCCAGCTGATTTTATAAGAGGCTCAAAACTCATTGCGAGTAATGAACCCATACTTTCTTTTACATCATCAAAGCTAAGCTTGATATTGTTTAGTTCTTGAGCCAGGCCACCCGCCATCGCATCGCTTGTTTTTCCATACTTTTCAATAATGAGGTCAACTGCTTTTCCTGACTCTAATTCTGTTTTTGTGAGACTGGCAAAAGAGCTATCTAATTTTTCTAGCTTGCCCGCAGTTCCTGAATATGTTGAGTTAATTAGCTGAAAAGAAGAATTAAGGTCTTTACCTGTAACATTAGAATAAGCGATTGTTGCTTGTGTAACACGTTCAATTTTGGCTGTCTGATCTGGCCCATACAGATTAGCCATTTCAGCAACTAGTTTTTCTACAGCATCTTTGCTCTCTAATGTCTTTTCTGCACTCTCATCTATTAGGCTAGTCATTTGCCTAAATCCAACTTCATTGCCGCCCAATGCGGTCTTAAGCTGGATCATTGTCCGTTCAACGCCAGCAAAATCTTCCATGCAGCTAAAGGCGGCTTCACCTAATTTCTTTACGCCTTCAATGATTGCTGTTACTGCAAAAGCCTTTGTTAATGTTTCCCCAAGCTTTGAAGTTGAAGATGAGAAAGAGTCTACATTTGATTTTGCTGATGAAATGCCTTTGGATGTTTGATCCTCGGCACTGATTATTACTTTCGCCGTAGTAGCCATTTCATATTCCTATTTTTTTATTTAATTCAATTATGTAAGCTTTGTAGACTTGTTGTATTTGAAGAAGAATTATCATGGTGATGTAGTCCTCATTAAGAAGCGAATCACCATGTGGGAAGTGTCGAAAGTCGCCGTTGTCTGAATCAATTAGTGGGAGGAATAAGCTAGTTATATATGGCAACCAGTGGCCGTATTCCTCCCATATTTCGTTATGATACTGGCCCTTTAGGACCATCCCCGTTATTTGTCTTAAGCCTTGTGCTTCCCGTTTGTCGTAAAAAAAACCTTGTCTAGGTAGGCTTCAGTGATCTTTAGAAATGCAGGTGTATTTGAATATAAGTACTGGATAACAGCATCATTAGTCATAAGCTCTTTTTCTGTTTCATAGAAATTGTGGCTCTTAACATAGGCAGGAAGCTTTAGTCTCATATACTCTGCTACCTCAGAGCTTCCATGTTCAAATGCATCGCGTATTCCCATAGCATCCCCATAATTGAGAAGCCCTAGGATAATAAATGCATCTTCATCTTTTTCAAGCCCAACAAGGGTTCCTAACTGTATTTCAACATTTCTAGGTATTTTTTCTTCATCTTTTGTTCTAACAAACATTTTCAATTCCTTTTACATTAATAAGCAGTAGCTTGATTATCGATTACCTGGACTGTAAGTGGCTCTGTAGAACCTACAGCTGTTGCACAGCCTGTAATGGTTGCCATAATAGGACCAGAACCAGAAACATTAGCTTTGTGCTCTGTAATTGCAACATTGTTTAGTGTGATTACCACTTTATATTGTGTTGTTCCAGTAATAATGGATGGACTAAGAAGTGTAAAAACAACAGATGAAGCTACGGAGTCGGTGTAGTAGTAATTTGTTTTTAGTGTATCCGTTGTTGCATCAGCAGGAAGCTCTAGGGTAATGGTAGGCTGTCGAACACCATTGATAGGCTCATTCATGTATAATCCAGAACTAAATGTCTGTGGGACATCTTGTGTTTGATTATTGAGATTAAATGAAACCTTGGAACAGTCGTAAGTTGTTCCAGCTATGGTAATGCTTCCACCAATACACTTGTAAGCTTTAAGTGATGGGATAGTAAGGCTTTGTAATGCTCCTGTACTTTCATCTTTATACTTTACATTTAAAGTTCCAGTAACAAACTCTCCAACTTTTGCTTCAATCGAAAGCGAATCGACTTTTACACCAGAATGCTTCTTAACACCAAATCCTCTATCCATTATCACTGTATATGATGGGTTAAGCGTATTGGCATCGGTAAGAACGATGCTATGTGTATTTGCACCAGTCACAGGAGTTCCAGTTGTTACTGTATCCGTACCACCAAGTGCCATTTTGAATAGGTATCCTGCGCTTTCAGGTGTCAAAACAAAAGGAAATGATCCAGAACCCTTAATGGACATTGGGTCTTTTGCTTTTGGAGCTTTTGCAACAAGTAACGATGGCTCTTCTTTTCTATCAACAGAAGTAACAAGCGATTCACCACCAGATACGCTAACCACAATAGTTGGAGTCGCAGCTGTTCCATATGCTGTTTCTTTTCCAATTTGGAGTTGTCTTCCACTACCAAAATACGTCATTTTTAAATCTCCTCTTTAACGGCAATGCCAATTGTTAAATACTTAAAGGCTTCATTTTCGGAAAGCTCATAAACCTTATTCGCCTCATACTTATCATGGTTTCCTAAAAACTTAATTTTTATGTTTTTTACATCATCGTTTTTCATATATTCCTCACATATATAGACGCTTTATGCTTGATACTTAATCTCCAGAGTTATTTCAAATCCTTTTATTGTGGGAAGAGCTTCAATTCCATCGAAAAAATGGCATGAAGTAATTGAAGATGAAAGAATGGTATTTCCTATTGATCTATCTGCTTTAATAAGATCATCAAGACAATCTGTATAGCGATTTGCTTTTTCTGTTAGGTTATCAGGAGAATCATCACGAACCACTATATATATTTTCACATCATTAGTAGCTAGATCATATGATACAAAACTTTCTCTTGTTTCATTTTGACCTAAGATATAAATCATTGTTTTGTATTTGTACTTGTCTGGATCAGGATAGCACATAACAACTTGGCTTGCTGATATATGATCTAAAACCAATGATGTGTTTATTAAATTATTCTTATCTATATATGTATTCAGATTATTGATTATGAAGCTTTTCAATCCAGTGACTTCGTTATACATTCTTTTTTTCTGCCTTCTTTACTTCTTTTTCAATGATTGTTTGAATGGTCTTATCATATTCTAGGCTTCCAATGAAATTATCTGCTGGCTCAGCTATAAAGTTCTTAGGTTGAATAACAACGCCTTTAGAGCGTATCCAGTTTCCGTTTATTTTGAATGTGAGATATTCATCATGTTTGGGTAGTATATTTGCACCAGCAGCCAGGACAAAGCCATATCGAACATTGTTTTTATTATTTGCTTGCGTTGGATAAATGTAAGCTATTGCTTTCCCTTTTTTCATTATTCGTGAAATTGATTTATAGAGTAATCCAGTCTGCTTATGCAAATAGCCTGAGTATGCTTTTTTTGTTACACTCTTTATTTTACTGGATATAGCAGCAACAACTTTCCTTGGTACATTTTTTGTATTAACCTGTAGCTCTTCAAGTGAGTTTTTTACATCGTCAGCATCAACCTTAACATTGATCATAAGATTGATAGCCTGTATTTATTCAGCGATTTCAAATACTTAGAAAAGTTTGTCGTGTTTTGAAATGTTCTCGAACCACCATCAAGTCCTACACTATATGTTGTTACACTTATATGCTCTCCAGCCTCAGAAGCCTTCAATGATGCAATTTCCAAGATGCAATTCTTAATCAATGCTGGAGCATTAATACTCGTCCACCCTCCTTGATAAGTTGCACTGATTGTACTGTTCTTTGTAAACACTCCTGATTTGATTATTGCAAAGCACCCATCTACTCTATATATACTTGAATCGATTATTTTGCTATCTACAGCAAGTACTAAATTTGAAACATTAAAAGAGCTGAGCTTAATATATGGAAGGCCATTTCCTATTAGTTTATCATCATATGCTGACTCAGAAATACTGTATCCTAAATACTGTGAAACTATTTCCTCTGCACATTCTATATAGTTAGTCTCTAGTACAGGATCACTCCCTTTTATTTCTGCAAAACTCTCCAATAGTTCAGTACTTATTAACATATAAATCCTTTTAAAAATAGGATAGCTGATATTTCGCTATCCCATATCTTTTTTAAATTGCTATATTACGCAAGCTTTAGGTAGAAGAAAGCGGACTTCGAAAGAGGAGCACCATTCGCGTAAACGGAAGCCTGCTCATATACATAAGCCGATCCCTTGACCTTAATAGGATCAACAATAATGTCACGAACAAAAGCAGCAGCGTACTTGGAAAGGTCACAAGCAACAGCAACATACTTTCCAGTAGTCATCGTGTTAGGAGCCCAATTGCTGAGAATAACAGGAACACCAGCGATCGTACCCTTGCCAAGATATTCAATCTCAGCAGCGGGAGAAGCACCAGTAGCAGTAATGACGGAGTTAATAACATCGGGATGCATAATCATGGCCATGTTACCAGAGGGGCCAACAGCCGAAGCGGTGCGAGCAAGTGACTGAAGCTCTTTCCAAGTTACCGCAGTTGCAGAAGCTGCCGTCTTCACATTACCAGAATAAGCTGTTGAAACAGAAGTGATCCAAGTACTATTGTAGATACCAGTAAACTGATATGAACCAGTACCATTTAGAATCTGATTATCCCAAGACTGACCGAAAGCATCACCGAAAATATCAACAAGGGAACTTTCAATACTCGTGGTATATAGGGCAAGCCTATCAACAGGAAGTAAAGAGATGAAGGGGTAAGGAGTCAACGTAACTGGATTAAGAGCGGCAGTTGAAGCCGTAGTAGACTCATCACCATAGTTGACGCCAGATGGCATAGCAAGGCCAGGATCGAAAACAGGAATATTTGTTCTTGCATTATCTCCATAAAATATTCTAACCTTGGGAGCAATAAGCCCCTTCGAGGTCAAACCACGAACAATCTCACTTACAACCTCAACATTTCCAGCACCGTTTTCAGTAAGGTTCGAAATCGACTTGTTTGACTTTAAATCCTCTACAATCTTCTTCACAGCACTATCTTTAGGATTAGTCTGAGGAATAGTCATTGAAGAAAACTTTTGTTCTAAGTCCTGAATCCTTGAATCAAAATAATCCTTATCAACCTTACCAGCAGCTACACTTTGAAAAGAATCAATCTTCTCCTTAATGTCATTTACAATTTCTTTGTTTTCCATAGTTTTTCCTTATTTAAATGCACACAAAATACTTCCTAACAGATCATCATCTTCTACTTCCTTTACCTCATCCCGAGGTTTTGGTTCATCGAAGTACAATGAAGCGATTTTTTTTGCTTCATTATTGGATAGCCCTACATCCCGTAGAGTTTTCTCAAGATCCCTGATAGTCATATTCTCATTTTCTAATTTCTTGTTTTTTAGACTCTTAGGAGCCTTTTTATATGCCGATAGGTCAAATGCATCAAAAGCACTGTTTGTTATACATTTAGCTTTATTAATTGAATCAATAAATCCATATTGCAATGCTTCATCAGCAGTCATCCATGTTTCTGCATTCATCATTTCTGAAAGTTTATTAATATCTAGCTTTGTTTTAGTCTGATATATTGATATTATTTGATTCTTTACTTTATCAAGCAAATCTGCATCTTTTCTTAAATCATTTGCATTACCCAGGCTGATCATACTTGGATTGTGAATCATATAGTATGATCCCTCATCCATAATTGTTTCATGACCTGCCAATGCAATAATCGAAGCAATCGAACCTGCAAGCCCTATTACTTCAACAGTGAGCTTATCTTTTACGGTAGATAGAACGTTATATATTGCAGTTCCATCAATAACATCACCACCCGGAGAATTTAGTAATAGCCTTATATTGCTTGAGTCTTTTATATCATTGAATTCAACAGAGAAATCAGATATCGAAACGCCCATTCCGCCTATTTCGTCGTAAATTGTTATCTGAGTTTCTTCACTATCTTTAGCAATATCATACCATTTTTTCATAGAGTCCTCTTTTATATATAGACGCTAAACTTCTGTATCTGCTTTTTCTATGCTTGTTAGTTGAGTTATTACTTGTAATCTGTCAGCAGCATCATCATTGTATCTATCATATCCAAGCATTTTTCTTGCTTCATTTGGTGTGATTAGCGAACCTCTTACATCTTCCCTAATTATTTTATGTAATGCATTCTCATCAGCTAACAGAAGATTTGAATAGCCAAATTTGAATTTCATATAAACAGCATCATTAGGTAAAAGCAGTGTATTTAATGCTTCTGTAAATACTTCTGTTATAGGTAGAATTGTGGCTTGGTAGTAGTATGTATTTTGATTCTGCAAGTTGTTTCCATAATCGCCCGATATTCTTGCATATGGGAAATTGAACAACTTACATATTTCTCTTTCTGTTCTTTCTTTCAGTGATTTTAGATCAGATTCAGCATTTGTAGTTTGATCAATCTCATGTACTTTACTATTTGCTGGAAGTGTAAATGCTTTTCCACTATTCGTTGTTAAGTCGTTTAGCCACAGATTGAACTTTCTTTTTTCATTCTCATCACATAGTCCATCTTCAAAATTCGGTGGTAGCTCAATACCAATCCTCTTACCTAGAGAATTTGAAAAATAAACCTCTATGTAACTCAGTATTTCAGAGTCAAGATCAACAATATCCTTGCATCTCTCAATTGCTCCATGACTTTTATAGTTATCGTATGAATTTGGATCGAATATATGAAGGACTTGCTTATCAGTATATATCTCACCCGAATAGCTATATACTTTACAAAATGGTGCATTGGGAGTCCTTGTAACCACTACCCTATTCGAATCTAGTATGGTCAGAGAATTTATGTTTTTATCTACACCGTATGTTTTGAACAAAAACACATTTCCTGTTTCTAGATATGATCTTGCGATCCGTGCAAGAAACACGGATATTGTCTCCTCAATGTTTGGCCTTTCCAAAATCTTACATAATGGATGACTATATGTCCTATAGGTGCCTTCAGCATTTCTTTGATAAAGCCCAATGTCTAGTGACGCAATAGTATTTGAAATGGCATTTATCACATTCAAATAAGTTGGATTACTAGATGCGGGGAACACCCTAGGTAAAGTTGCATTTATAGGCACAGAGTAGGCACTAATTTTATTCCTTGGCTTAAATATCGAATCTATTATTCCCATTTTTTGCTCTCATATATATAGACGCTTAAAAGTAGATATTGTAGTTGTACATTGGCTTTTTTATTGTTAGCTGTTCCTTCAAGAGTGCATGACTCATTATTGAAGTAATAACGCCATCGATTCTCTTAGATGATTGGAAGTAGTCTATTTTTTTGAAATGGATATTCTTATTTTGATCTAATTCGTAGTCTGCATTTGAAACCATCCAAGCCATTACTGGATTGCTGTCAATGATCTGTTTATTTAATACAGCACTTAACCAATCTGAGCTTGCAAGACCCATCTTTTTCCAATCTTGACCGAAGCATAATATGTTTAAATTATTCTTCTTCAAATACCCTGGCTCAAACTCTGTCATTACTCTATTTAAGTAGACTGGGTCGGCTCCAATCAAAGATAATCTAGGATACTTTAATTTGTCCTCCATTATGTGCTTGACTATATATCCATAGTTTATTGTTTTACCTCCATCCGGCCCTGTAGTTGGGATAATAAAACCTTCGTCTATCCATTTCCTGATATACTTAGAATCGCTCTTCATTTTTCTTTCTATCTGTTCTTCTGGAATATAGAACCTATGTTTACAGTAATACTTCCCAATCTCTGGTATATAGAAATAAAGTGTATAAGCAGTAAAATCATCGACTAGAGATAAATCGAGTCCTCCACAACATGGATAATCCTCAAGATGCTCTATGTATTTAGTAATGTCTTTATCATTATCAATAATGCATTGCCAATCTTCGTCCCTGATTCCTTGTTTATTGTAACTGTTACTCCATATGTTTAAGCAATAAGCTTTAAAGCTAGCTTCACCCTCACTATTCTGCTTTGCTTCATTCAAGTCATTCTTTAGTACGTCAATGCTCCTTACTTTTCCTAGTGATGGATTTGCTTTAATCCAGTACTCTTCGTTCTCCCAATGAAACAAATCCTCTTCATCCAACTCAAATATCATTGGCAGATAATTGGACACTGGAAACTTACCTGAGAGTATCTTTGATGATCTTTCATATTCAGCATATGCTGCATTACATTTGTTTGTATCAGCAGTAGTGATAATGACTGAAAGGTCATCGTTGGAGTTCTTTCCTGATTCAAGCTGCCTAATGATTTCATTGCTCTTATATAATGCAGCCTCATCAAAAATAATAAATGACGGCTTTAATCCTTGTGGTTTTGTTCTTTGAGTAAATGTATAAACTTTTGATGAAGTAGGGAAATATGACATCTCATTTCGCCCATCGGTTAATTTCAAGTGTCCATTCTTGACTTCATCCCCTAGTAGTTCATTCTGATAAACAAATCCTTTTATTGTCTCAAATGTTTTCTGTGCTAGTTTGTATGTTGAATTAACGATGATTACTTCTGCTCCCTTTTGAGTAATCAGATTTAATAAGCATAAAGCTGAGATTAGCGTGGTCTTTCCATTCTTCTTTCCAACCTGGACATATGCTTTTGTAAACACTGGTGATTTATTACTCTTATACTTTATGCCATACAAACATCCCACCAGAAACAATTGCCAATCGAGCAGCTTCATATTGTCGCCTGCTTTTGTGCTTGCAGAATTCTGGTAGGTACTTAATGCCTCAATAAGATTTACAGTCCTGTCTACTGCTTCGTAATCATAAAAAACATCATCATACTGAAGTCGCTTTTCTATGAGCGAAACTAGCTGTTTAATCTTTTTACAATGGTTTTTAGGATTGTTCTTTACATCATTTACAAAACTATCAATATGCTTTTTACTTTCTTTCATTAATAATCTTATCTGCGAGTGACTCTCTACTCGTGCTCCTTTTAAGTTCACAAACTAAATTGGCTCTTTCTACTGGAGAAACATAGAACCTAAACATGATTTGGCTATAGGATTGAATTGTCTTATTGAGCAGGCTTATGTAGTTCATTATTTGTTTATCATCAGTACTCGATTTTATCTGCTCTCTTAAATAGATAATGTTCTGAATTAATGGTGCGATAGTAAGCTGAATAAATGGCTTATCCTGTTCAGCAATTAAGCCTCTCAACAGAAGCGGTTCCATCTGCTTATTGAAAACATCCTTGGCACTTTCACATAGATCACTTGGAGCTTCAATCTCAGTAGCTTTGATTATGTCCTTGCTTGCTTCTTTTCTATCACCATGTCGATCTTCTCTATATGTTCCTTCGAATTTTAATTCTTCTACTGGCTTCTTCTTTCTTCCTCTCTGCATCAACATCCTCTATTCAGCAGTTCTGACATACAAAAAGTTTGAGACCTAGAGATGTGCAACATGCTTTTTTCACCCATTTTTTTGGCGACCCCCTTTTCCTCAATGCCCTTTCTTTCTGTTTTGTATTTCATATGCTGTCTTTATCCTGTGACATTCAACACATAATGTTTGTAAATTATTCTCATCAAAGAACATCTCTTCATTTCCTCTTGGATCAATTATATGGTCGACAGACAAATGTTCATGGCTACCACATCTCCTGCAATAATCATTCTCCTCCAAATGTTTCGCTCTAAGCTTTCTCCACCTTGAAGTGTTGTATAGCTTATCGTTGCTCCTATTTGCATTAGTAAATGGCTTTACTTGTGCTTCTCTAATTCTGGCTTGCCTTACAGCTTCAGGGAAATGCAAATCACAATATGATCCGTTTGTAGCTATCTTAAAACATCCAGCCACTTTACATAACTTCATCATCTTCTCTCGTATATATAGACGCTATATTTTCATAGCTAGTCATTCCATCATTAAACATATCCTTCTTAGTCCTTGAATATAAAAACTTCTTTGCTGCTAAATAGGAATATGCTATAGGATTAGTTACCACTTCGCCTTTACACATTTTCATTAGTACATATCCAGCTGTCTCACATGCTTTGTTATCAATCTCATATGTTGATAAATGCGTCTTTGCTTTTTTTAGTATTACTTTTATTTGTTTGATTGCGATAATCTTAAGTTCGCTATACAAAGCTGATTCAAGACGTTTTCGTTGTGTTCCATTTTCCGTTTTTAAATACTCTTTTTGTAATTCATCTATACTATTCATACATCGGTAACACTCTTTTGAGCATCATATTTTGCTATCACAATATCTAGTATGCTTAAGAATGATTCTTGATTCATTTCATTGATTAGGTACTTTGCAATCTTTAATAAATACTCTTGCCGTTTCCATTCAACAATACACAGGTTATCATTATTCAATTCGCTATTTTCTATTACTCGATCATTGCGCAACTCTATACGAAAATGTAATGGTCGATCAAATTCATTCTCTCTTCTCTTTAATAATGTTACTCTTTCTTGCATGAAAAGGCCTTTGCTACATCTTCCTTAAGCTTTACTTTTTGTTCACTACTCATCTCATTCATATAGTTTATAGAGATTAAGTCATTTTCAATGTTTATCTTTACCGACCTTCTGTTAATGCTCAATGGTTCATTCGTAATCTGGATGATCTCATTCTCAATCATTGTTATCCTCCTATGCATTTTCGTTCCCATTATTCATTTACATTTTGCTTGCTATGTATTTTGTAATTGTCTGTAACATATTTGATAGGGCAATCATGTTTGATAAAAGCAAAAGGGCAAATACTGCGCTTAGAAGACCTAGAGGAATTGATAGCCAAGGGCTCATACATCCCCTCCTAACTCCCTAATTCGTGAACATATTTTGTCTTCTCTGTTATCTAGCTGAATATCAAAATCTCCATCAGCTTCTGTTAGGTAATAGTTCATTAGCTCATCAATATCATCTTGAATGCTAAATATGTTTCCTACATTATAATTAGTAGTCTTTTTTAGATTATCAAAGAGCAATGTCTTTAATTCTTCATGCATACAATTACAAAACTGAATAGGCGCCATTATTTCTCCTTATATCATTAGTAGCGAATTTAAATTATTCACTTTTACATTACTTCTTTGAGCTTCACACTTACACCATGATTCTTTATGTTTTCAACAAAGCCAAACTCATTAATATAGCCAGATTGACCCAATGAGTGATCATAAGCATATCCATTATCCCATACATATACTTTGTAGGTTTTATGGACTCTTTTATCAAATGATACTTTTGACTTCCATCTATACTCTGATGAATTTGAGGATTTTGCTTTTAGGTCATATCTACTCATTCTGCTCTGTAGCTCAATATCACTGAGTGCCCTCCCCTCCTTTTTCATTATTTTGGGGAATTTTTCATAGTCTCCATGGGCAACAATAATGAGGTCATCTTTATCAGGAATGCTTGTAAGTTTTTCTTTATGAAAAAATCTTTTGCATAGCTTAGGAAACCTATTCAATCCCTTTATCATTTTTTCTTCATCAAATACTTTACATAGTGCATACTGGCAACAAAGCCTAAATTCAAGCACATTTCTCAACCTACTTAAGGTCATTTTGTCAGCTTCTTTTCCATTTTGAAATTTGCCAATTACTTTTGATAACTCCTCATAGCTCATGTCCCCAAGCATTACAGCCCTAAACACCTGAGCTTCAACGCTATTTAGGTACTTAAAGAAATCATTGTTAGCATTCTGAAGTTGCACTAGCAGATAAGCCTTTTCTATTTTTTCTTCCATTCCTTGCCCCTCTACATATTGACGATATGATACTTTTCCTAATTCAGTGTCATCTTCAATGAAAATCTCATTTACTCTTTCCTTACACTTATATGTTTTGAGATTCCTAAATGCTTCCCTTTTTGCATTCATGTAAGGTTCCCTACCTATGAAACACTTATAGGTGAAGCACTTAACGATATCGAACTTATCATCATATTCAGTGGGGATTTGAAATGTAGGGATCATCTTTTTAACTATGCGTCTTGCGATTCTTTCAAATTCTATCTCTAGATATACTTGAAGGTTCTCAGGTTCGCATAAAAATGCATTGGATTTCATAAAGTACGAAAGAATGTCACTGGTGATTTTTCCGATGTTCTTGTTTAGTATTGCTGGTGCAGAATCATTCATAAATACCCCTATTGACTACTCAAGCATTGCTTTTTCGTCTACAATGAATAATAAAGGTTTTTTCCTCTATTATCATTTATATATGTTTTAGTAGGGGTTTTTAGAAAAACTAACAATATAATACTATTATATCTTATACTATTGATTACTTATCATATTTACTATTCTTTGTTACTTGTTTATCATTTTTGATGGATACATAACATATTTACTCATTCATACTATTTATTTATCATATCTATTATATATTAAGGATTAATCAACTCATACAATATATAATATGCACTCAGCCACTCAGCGTAACAAAATCTCCCCTAGGACAACCACTTTCCATGGAGTATAGGGTTCAATTTGCAAAAATAAAAAGCCACCCATCGACGGGTGGCTTCAACTACCTAGCTATCCATGAACTACGATCAACCCTTCCGACCAATAAAGGAAAGTTTGAAATTCCGTCGAAGGAAATTTGTCACGCCACTTCTCCCATGGGCTTGATGAATGATGCTGATAGTACAAGTCAAAAATAATGTCATCATTGATCGGGTACCTTACCTCATTAATAACCACTGATGGTCCATGATCAATCTCAATCTTGTCGAACTGCTGCTTCTTCAATGCTGACAAAAACTCTTTCTCTGTCATTGATTTTCTCCTTCTCTACTCATGTCACAGAACAAGTGCAACGCACTTTTTAACCCACAGGAATGATATGTAGATGGGGCAGAATTATCAAAAAAATGTTCATCCGCCGTCAATTTTTCTGAAACTCATTACTAAAACAATATGAAAAAGGAGAAAGGATTATGGCAAAGAAATTGATAGGTGGATCGAAGTGGAAAAACAACCTGGGCACAAGGGCTTATACAATCCAGCAGACTAGGGCAGAGCTGAATAGGATAGTGAAGAAAGTCATTGTGAAGAGGATTTACCAATCAAAGTATGAAGGGCTGCTAGGCTACACAATGCAAGAGCTTCGAGAACATTTGAAGTCAACATTGCCCGAGGGGTATACATGGGAAGACTACTGCAAAGTGGGGACCGATCTCGACATTGATCATATTGTGCCCATTTCTGCATTTGATTTTGTGTACACTACTGATCCAGGATTCAAGGCTGCATGGGCTTTGAGCAATTTGAGAATAATCCCCCGAGAAGAAAACAGAGAAAAAAACTACACTTCAGATAGTATATATAAAAACAATCACAAGAGAGTGAAGGTGGCTTAACTAAAATCAGGAAGTAGCGAACATGCTACTCCACAATAGCTTTTTCACCCCAAGGAATATCCACCCGACCAATTTTCGCATTCTTGAGACACCAAGCAAAATTTCTTTTTACCCAGTTTTCGCTTCTATCTTCATCAAATACCAGCTTGAATTTTCTCCCTTCATATTCAAGGGTAGTAACTTGCTCTTTCCTATAGGCTTTGGGGCTTGGAATTTCTTCCTTATTTTCTTTATCAATTTCAACTTTATTGCCATTTTGATCCACTAATGAATTAAGTACTGCTCGCTGCATCCTTACAGTTGTGCGATAATCCTTAAGCTCATCTTTGTAGTCATATACAAACTCCTGACCATCTATGAGCTTGATTCTTATGACTCCTCTGATAATCGTAAACTCATCAATAATGCGGGATAACAATTCACGTCTTGTCTTATTATCTGTCCATGCATAATAGAAATAATTCTCAATACCGAACTCTTTTGCTATTCTAGTTATTCGCTTAGCTGAATTTATTAATCTCTGTTCTTGATCATGCTTCTTTGCCTTTAGGGTTTTGATTTCATCTGAGTATTCTTTGATTTTATTTATTGCCCTCTCTTGATCTAGCCCATTTTCTATTGCTTTCATTAAGTTTGCTATCTTCTTCTCTTTATCCTTAATCATTGTTTCATATCGTTCGATTATAGGTTTTACATCACCTTGCTCCGCTTCGATATCTTTTTCCAACTTTTTGTAAATCGATTGTGGCGTTTCATGCATTACTCCAACATACATGTCAAAGAGTATATTGTTAATGACATGATAGTGAAGCGCCTTGTTTTGATCAGGCTCACATTTTTTACAGTTATGGTGAACATAAGAATCATAATTCTCTGTTGTATGATAAAAGTAGCCAACACCACAAATACCACACTTCAATAATCCTGAGGCTGGATGCTCAGGAGGTCTTCTCATTTTCCAGCTGTTATCAGTAACCTTTTCTTTATATACACTTTCTACATACTTATAGTCATCAATACTTACAATTGCTGGATATACCTTTGACTTTATCAATTCGCCATTTTTATTGTATGTATAACCAGCAGATTCAGGATGAGTCAGGATGCTTTTCATCTGCAACTGAGTGAAATACTTCCCAGTTTTTGACCTATGGCCTTCTTCATTGAGTTTCCGAGCAATTTTGTAGGTAGGAGTATGCTTATTGATAAACTCGTCATATACAATCTTTATTACTTCTGCTTCCTCAGGTACTATTCTCCATTTTCTAATAGGTCGATTATTATTTCCTACACCAACTACATCAAAATCATAACCGTAGAACGCTCGAAACGTCTTTCGCCCGTCATTAATTGCTTCCCTCTTTGCTGACCTTGTACGCTCCCTAATTTTCCTCCGTTCCTCCTCGGCTAGAACAGACTGAATTTTCGCTAGCAGATGCTCCTTATGCTCATTCCCATCAACGAAAAGACGAACCTCAAAACGTTCCAGGAGCTTGAAGAAAGCACCGCTTTGCTCCATATCACGGCCTAGGCGGTCTACGGCTTTTACCCAAACTATATCTACAACCCCATTACAGATATCATCTTTCAACCTAGCGAACTCAACTCTGGACTCACATGCCCCGGATTCATGATCCTCATAAAGCAGGACCTTCACCCCAAGCCTTGAGCCAAATTCCTCTGCACTTCTTCGCTGGTCAGGTAATGAATCACCATTCCCTTGCATTTGCTCTGAGCTAACCCTGATATATGCGCCTATCAT